TCGCTGTCCGGTTGCGTCTTCCCCTAAAAGGCTTTGCTGCATACCGGGGACGCCGGGTTTCTTTTCAGGCGGTTTTTCGGCAGGCTTCTCAATCTTCGCAGGTTGCAATTGTTGAGCTGGGGCGGTTTCCGTGTTCGCGGGCGTGTGTTCTTCCGTCTCTGGTTTTGGTTTATCGGATGGCTTTCGCTTGTACCAATCAGGTCGCGGCAAATTTCCACGAAGAGATATGTTTCCGCTTTCATCAGAGGTGACGGGCTTTGGGTTGTACCAATCGGGCCTCTGTAAATCAGGTTGAAGATGTACGTTTCCGCTTTCGTCAGATCTCACGGGCTTTTGCTTGCTTGGCTGACGTTCATCTCGTGCTTTTTGTGCCTCGTTCGCATGATGTGCGGCCTGCTCATGGTGAGCAAGTTTCGCTTCTTTCGACCTCGCCCGACTTGCCAGATAATGAGCATGTGAAGCATCGCTGTGCGATTGGACCTTCTCGTCCCGTGTTTGCCCTTCTCTATTGGCGTGCTGGCTTGCCTGCCTAGCTGCTCTCGTCAATGAGTGTTCGTCATGGCTTGCGTTGCTGTGGCTTCGATCGTCCTCGTGCTTTTTTGAAAAGTCGGATAAATGATCAATTCCCCGACCAGTGAGTGTTGACGGGCCTGCTGTGATTTTTCCCTCGCCGTCAATCTTGACGTGAGTTCCGTTGATTGTAACCCAGTGTTCTGATTTGTAGTTCGCTCGTTGCATTTGTTGCAGATACGATTTGATTTGCGATGGCTTGATAATTTCGCACGGCTCAAACAGTGGGCGTGTTCCGTATACCATTTGACCGATTAAGGGATCGTAGCTTACCGTCAAGACTTCCATTATGCTTTTGCTCCTGATTGACGTGCGGCTTGCTTTTCCTTTTTGAGCCTGTCGATTACTCGCCTCAGGTCGCCGACTTTGTATCCATATTCAGTGGCAACGCGAAGTATTTGTTGATCTGAATACTTGCCGCTTATCGCTCTTTTGGCAAGTTTTTCAATCGTCACATGATCCAACCCGACCATTGCGAATCGGCCAAACGCATCCGTTGTTTGCCCTTGGCGATATTTCGCTTGGGACATTTCCCACTCCGCATCCGTGATCTTCGCTGCCTCAACCGCCGCTTTCAAGGCTTTTGATTCGCTTTCAAAAGGATTTTTCGGGATGTATTCGTCTTCCTCTTCATCGTTTGATTTGTCGGCGTTGCCGTCAAGTTTCGCAGATTCTTTCGCACTGTCGGGAATTGCTCGCCCGCCGCACAGCCTATTACCTTCGCCATTTGGAAGCGGGGGAAGATTTCGGATCGCTCTTAGTTCGTCATAGGTGCAGATCCCAGCGTTGACGTTGTTGGTGAACTCCTTCTCATCTTGGTCCTTATCGTCCATGATAGGCGCGTCGATCTCGACCGTGAGATGGTCCCCAAATTCAGGTGCGAGGTGCATGGAATCTGATTCGGCCAGCATATTGCAAAGCGGTTGAATCGCCCCAAGTCTCCATGCAAGCATTGAAGCGTAGTACGCCGCATAAGCCCCAGGCTCTTGAATCCCAATCGCTACTGGGGGCGTGTGATGCAATGCGAGGATTGCAGATTTAACGTCGTCCCATGCCTCTGTGAAACACATCTCACGAGCATCGGTACTCAATTGCGTGACGGTCGTTCCGGACTGAGCAACAATCACCTTGCCAACATTGTCAACGCCTCCGTATCGCTTCGTTAATTTCATCTGAATCCGGTCCACTTCATCTTGGTCCGGCGCAGCGTCTGGCGGAAGAGTGTAAAGAATTGAACCATCAACGCCGTTTCGCAGTTGCGCTGCGCGGCATCGATTAACTCCCTGCTCTGTGTCAACCCACTCGGCTCCGGCTGAAATCGGACTTTGCCCATCATCAAACCACCAAGCATGAGGGTATCTAATCACCTGCACTTGGCGTGCGTCAATGATTTTCCCCAGCAGGTTTACCCAAGTTGGAGACCCTTCCGTGAACCCTTGATCGTCGAGTGGAATGTATCGAGATGAATAGCCAGATACTCGCCATCCTCCTAGCGGCATTTCCAGCGTCTTCATGACGGGGGTTGTCATTGCCGTTGGGAGAACATACCTCTGGCACGTCGTACCAGCGATGCTAGGCACGTTCCACACCAGGCAACTTCCCGTCAATCGCAATTGCATTGCCTGCTTGAAGCGAAACATTCCTCCCGACTCGTATGGATTCGGGGTTTTCATCAACTGAAATAAAGGGTGATACCCAGGGACTTCCTGAACGTCGGAGTCTTTTGTTCCGTAGACCGCTTTGTACCGTTCGATTGATTTGAATCGAGACTTTAGTGCTTTTCTCCTCGACCCCGACTCATTGTCCTTGTCGATATAAATCTTCACGTCCGCTGCTGCACACTGATCTGCGATTGCCGAAATTACGACGTGATTGAATCCAGTGTAGTGATTGACTTCTTCGCGATGGTCCGTTGCCCACGAACCCGCCAACGCTCCGCCAAGCATTTGACGCATCCCAACGGCAATTTGGTTTTTCATGACCGCATCAGACTGAGCCTGCCGTGTCTTCAAAAAGTCAAACCATCCCATGTTATATCCCTATGAAAACAGTACGCCGACCATCTGGTGGCAATGGCATTACGATCAAATCTGAATCGTCGTCTTCCAGCATTGACTGATATCTGTTTGGCGGTGAACGATCCTCTTCGCTTTCCCCGATTCCAATTACCACATGTTGTTTTGCCGACAATTCCGCTGCTGCGTCAGCACAAGCATCGCATTGATCGTCTGCGTATCCTTTTGTCGGAAATGCGTCAAGTTCCTGCGTTAGTGCGGCGTTCCACGGTGCTCGAAGCATTCGAACGTTGCCAGCGTTTAGCTGTGACGCAAACCCGCTTCCTCGTGTTTCCTTGTCGCCTCGAACTGACAGCAACTTCACGTTGTGCCCCGCCAGCATCCTTACCAGCCTCTGGCCGTCTGACTTTCCTGCGGCCCCAGGATCTTGCGGCAACCTGATCGTGCATCGGCCATCAGATTTTGCACAATTCAAGATCTGGTTATCTCGGTTGCTTGATTCCCATTGACCTCGAACAACGTCAGCAATGTACAAAAAACCATGGTTGTCTTTTCCGAGTTTTGCTCCAACCGTCCAGTCTCCAGCACCTTCCGTCGCCGCTAAGTCCCATGCACGGCAATACCTCAGGCCTGCGGGAAGAGTGTCAACGATTTGAATTTTCCCAACCTTGTAGAACATCCCAGCTTGTGCCTTAACGTTCCAGTTGCCTTCCAGTAGCCGTTTTCTTTCCACGTCCGGCAACGCCAGCAAGTTGCCCCTGTAGTTCGGGTCAAGTTTTGCCATTGTCGGATTGTCTTCAAGTTTCGCGGGAATGAACGTGAGCGACTTGGGTGTGATGTCTTTCATCCCATCAAACTTGATAATCAATTCGTCTGCTGAATCAGCCCAATGCAGTTCGTTGTTCACACGGACGAACCACCGAATGACGCCAGATCGTTTTGGAATTGCAATCCCGCTCACTGGGTCAATCCACCAATCAATCAGCCGTCGCACCCACCCTCCAGTTGGATCGTCTGCGGGAACTGGATTAGTTGTCGCTCGAATGTATGGCCTGATCCCGCATGTGGAGCGGTTTCGAGACATCAGATACCAGAACTGCGATTCCTCAAAATGCGTCAGTTCGTCAAACGCAAGATATGCAATGGCTGATCCCTGCCATGATCGTGCATCGCTTGCGTGCTGTAAGTGGCGGAACAAAATCTTCGCACCCGAATCGAAGTGCCATTCCAAATCGCCTGTCTTAGGACTCTTGTTTGTCAGCAATGGGTAGATGTTAAGTGATTCGTCCCACAGTCCACCCGCGTTTGTGATCTGTGGAGATGTTCGGCGAAAAATGACAGCGTGATACTTCGGATTATCAATGTTCCTCGCACCATCAACGAGCAGTGCCCAAGATTTCCCGCCGCCTGCTTGGCCACCGTAAATGGCAATATCTGCCCGTGAGGACAGGAATTTAGTTTGCGGCCCTTTGTGGGGTTCAATCGTTTTCGCTGACATTGATTTCAACGCTTTCCCTGCCGTTTGATGGCAACACTAACACCCGTCGATTGTCGATGTTGATTTGCGTTTTGTTCTTGCCTTGGTCTTCGGCGTGATG